ATGCAAGTCGTGTTGCCTGTATTCCATCCTGAATTGACAGATTTGGTACGATTTTTAGATGTTTTATGTCAATTTTTGCAGATATTTGCTCGATTATGCTCTTACCACCACTTGCCAAAGTTTTAGCCCTAGCGTCATGGGGTAGCCAATGAGTGCCATATTTGTACCCGTACTCATCTTCTTTTTGGGCAAGTAAACCTGTGTAGTAGGATATGGGTTGACCGTTAGATGAATGGTGATCTAGCACCCGTATCTCACCGTATACCGTCTGAAACCAAATAATAGCCGTGGAATCGTTATACCCCAAATCCCATACGGTATGGCAGGGGAACATAGGGTCATAGTCCACCGTGGTAATACGCTCAAGGTCGGTGATCCTACGCATCTCCTGCCCGTAGAATGCGCCAATAATAGCGGCCTCAAATGAGCACAAAAACTCTTGCTCGTACTGATTAGCTGACATAGATTCCTGTGCGTCTAAGAGTTCAGCTTCAGGCAATAGTCCTGAATTGTCTGCTCTTAGGGTCTTAACATACCAGTTTGGGTTCTTTTGGGCTTCGTTGTAGATGTTATAAAAGGCATTGTGACCCTTGGGTGTACCAATAAAGGTAGCCCAACCTTGGCGGTCTGTGAGTAATGGCCTAACAATCTCACCCCAAAGCCTTGGCTTCATATCAGCGTATTCGTCTAAGACCACGCCATCAAGGTATAGACCACGCAAGGCATCGGGATTGTCTGCGCCAAATAGCCTGATCTTAGCCCCATTGACTAGCTCTACCCATAACTCAGATTGATTAGCCTTAACTATGGCTGGTTCTGCAAACTTGAGTAAGTAATCCCATGCAATGTTCTTAGCTTGGGCGTAGTACGGTGCTATGTAGGCGTAACGGGCGTTTTCTTTCTTCTCCATGACTGCCCTACGGATTGTGTCCGCAATGGTCGCTACGGTCTTTCCTGCTCGTCTATGGCATACCAGTACAGCCCAGCGTTGGTCACGCTTATGGAAGTCTATGAACGCATCCCGAGCCTTGTAGGGATACTCATACTTTATGACTACTTCTTTCAATCTAGGAACTTGTGTTCGTGAACTACCTTAACGGGCTGGTCTGCATCACCTGTGTGTTCTGTCCTAGCCAGCTTGGGTACATGGTACTCAGCTACCTGCATGAAGCAATCAAATGCGACTTTAGGGCCAAGCTTTTCATTCATAGCGATCTCATCAAGCCATTCTTGAAGCTTGTGGCTATTACCATCCACGAACCGTGCAATCGCCTCTCTAGCGAGGGCTGTTGACTTATTAGGCACACCTGCAACACGCCCGCCTGTCTTTTTTCTAGTTTTTTCTACTGTAGAACTCATACCTTATCCAAGTGGTTGTTAAGATAGATTAATCTTTGGTACAATTATATTACAAAACAAGGAGATTGCAATGACACCCACTGTTAATGTTGATGTGCCTATGTCTAAGCCAATGCTTGATGCTCTTACCTTACATGAAACCTTTTGTGTTGCGTCAGGTATTGATACCGTTACGCATGAATCTGTGTGTTCTTTTCTATCTCAACGCTTTGGCGAACAGATGGCGAATCAATTTAAACCTGAATACTTGTATTAATACCCTAACTGTCTTAGAAGGTTTGCGGTTAGGATTCCTGAATATGGCTTCATCTGCATTGCTCGCAAGTCAGGATCAGATGGGTTTCTTGGGTTAGCAATGCCACGCTCTTTTACTACATTGGGCAAAAGTTCAAATATATTATATTCTTTGTCAATTGTTCCTAAACCTTGACCAGCCACGCCCCTTGGATACGATGGGTGACCTGACTTCATAATCATGGGCTGATCTGCAAAAATTTCACCAATGTTTTGTATTCCACCTTCCATGGCATTGATTTGGCGTGGATCAGTAACCGATAATCTAGCTTGACCGTAGTTTAAGCCGCCTAGGTTTCTAAAATCCCTATCCATGATCTGCATGATCGAATCCCTTACGACCTTTGGTGCGGCTCTATATTGGGCAATGCTTTCAGCGTTATCTACGCCTTTCCAGCTTGGGATCAAATCTTTAATTGCGGCATTTAACGCTTTTTTATCTGTTTTGCCCATTGCGGCTTCAGCGTATCCGAGCATACTTTCGCCTGTCATGTGAGCAAAGTCACCACCCGATGGGGCCATTCTCCAAGGAATATAAAGCGGATTCTGTCCAGTAACCTCTTTAAGAAGTTTGGCGTTTTCAAGGATTGGCTTAACTGCGCTTTGTGCTGATGCCCACACCTGATTGGGTGCGTTAAACATATAGTCTTGCCCGCCATATAAATGTACGGGTCTTTTAAACATGACATCGTTTACGCCTAGCAAGTCACCGCCAGCGGCAGTACGGTCAGACATACTGGTAATAAACGGTCTACCTTCAAAGTCTGCCAACGATACCTTGGGGATTGGGGTTTTGTTTAATTGCTCGACCACAGGCACAGTAGTGGCTATCTTTTCTATGTCTGACTTGCGTTTATTGTCAAATCGCACATCAAAGTCACCAATTGGCTTTTTGCGAATAGCGTCAGCTAAAGCTTTGTTTTGCGGTGCAATATATTGAATGCCACCAATCTTGGAAAGATAATCCTCTGCCATGCTTGCGGCTTTGGGTGCTAATGCTCTAGCGGTTGGGGCGGCAAGTGGTGCGCCCATTGATGCTACAGCTATTGGCAAAGCCAGCGGTTCACCCTGTTTAAAGCCTTTCTCACTACCGTATTTACGATCACCGACCATTGCGCCTTCAGCAAACCCTGTTTCATTGGGTAGTCGGTTAACGCCAAACATTTGGGTAAATGCTTGGGGGTTGTACATAAAACGCTGTGCTTCGGTGGGTAGGTTTACCACCCTATCACTTAAGGAGCGTAATGCACTAGCTAAGTCCATTTACTTAACTTCTTTATCCATGTCTTTCAGTTTGTTGGCAAGCATAGCCCTGCGCTCTAGGCGCAATCGTTGCTGTTTCTCTAGCGTGGATTCTTTATGGGGCTGTAGTAAGCTGTTTTCGGGCTTAATCTTTTCTTTTTTAAACATCACATATCCTTCATCTTAGAAGCAATCATCTCTCTGCGTGTAGGTTTAGCAGTCTTAGCAGATTCTTTAAAGTCTTTAGCGGATGGTGCGCCTTCGCTACCTACCTTACGCATCTTCTCGCCCGATCCAGCCTTGATACGCTTACGCTTGGCATGGATGTTTGCGTATAGTCCTTGTTTAGCCACAGTTCCATCTCCTCATAGATGCTTTTGCTCGTTCAGCGTTCTTGCTTTTAGCGACTACTCCACCCATACGGGCGCAAAATGATGCCTTCCTGCCCTTGTCTGCCTCGGTCTTGGGGTTAGGTGCTGGGGCTTTCAGGTTAGCGTTGTTCTTACGGTTATACGCTTCACGCCCTTTGGCGGTCATGCCTGCGCCCTGTTCTGTGGGCAGGTAATTCTTATCCTTACCTGTCGTAGTTTTGGGGATTGGCTTATCGTGCTTTTCTACTGCCGCACGAATGTCATCCCTACGACTCATGCTTTTTCCTCAATGTACTTAGCGTAGGCATCCTCTAGCTTTGCCTTGCGGCTACCTTTGGCGTTCTCACGCTCAACGCTGAGTGCAATGGCTACGGCTTGCTTCTTTGGCTTGCCAGCTTTCATCTCGGTCTTAATGTTCTTACCGACTGCTTCTGCGCTACCTGATTTATCGAGTGGCATAAATATCCTTATTTCAAGAACTTAAGTTTATAAGCGGTGCTGTTAATGAGGTCTGCAATCTCATCAATAATATTTTGTAGTTCGCTGTCTTGGGGTAAGTCTTGGCGGGCTTCTTTAACAAAGTTTTGTAAGGATTCCATGTAGCGTATTGGGTCTTTAGGCTGGTGGTACACGCTTGGGAAGGCGTTAAATTTACCGTACTTACCCATATACGATTCGGCAAAGGTGTCTGTTAAGCCAACAATACCATCGTAGTATTTAGCAAAAGCCTTATGTTTTGCGTAGGAATCGGTTGACCAATGAAAGAAATGCGTATTGGTCGCAGAATGTAGCATTGTTGCTAGGAATAATGCACAGTTTTCCATACAAATCCTTATGTTATGGGTGTAGTTTCCTCTATTTTATCAATAACTACAAGACAACCGCCACCTTTTTTTATTGCGCCACGCTGTACCATTAACACATCAATTTGTTCATCGTTATCAAATACACCAGCATCCGCTAGGGCATCCCAAAGGGCTTTGATTCGGTTATCAATGTCTTGCTTGCGTCTGTCTTTTGGGTACAGGGTGACCTGCATCTCTAGGCGGGCAGTGCCTAGCTTGGGAACTTTCCACTCCACCACATAATCGCTAACTTTTTCTTTGAACTCTTTTCCTGCCTTGCTGATATAACGCCTGTGTCCATGACTCCCCCAGTAATGATTGACGGATGGGGGTAGGGGTAGGTTTAGAATCAACATTAAGAGAGTTTAACAATTCCACGGTGTCTTGGGTCATTTGTTCAAAACTTGGTATATAAAAACCCCGACTCGAATAAGAGGGCAATCGTCTTTCGGTGCGCTTCTTCCCACCTACCCACTCTCTCTGTTTTGCTAAGTGTTGCACCTTGGTCGATTTCTGTGTGACAGGTGTAGCAGAGTGATGCGATTCTGTAATCGTGTGCTTTGAGTCCACGGCCTTTTCCATCCCTTAGTTGATTTGAGTGTGCGGCAACCACTGTGCCATCTGTAGCCCCGCAATGGGTGCAGGGGAAGCTTCTAGCTATCTCCAGTAAGCTTTTATTACGATACATTGGCATGATCCACGCTGTATTGTTCTAGCTTTACAGCGGATTCAGCAATGTCTACCGCAATCTCCATCATCTGTATGGCGTTGTTGCTTTTTAGGGCATCGTCATAGTGACGGACTAGGGTTCTAAGAACCTGAAACTCGTTGAGTAATTCAATCATTTTAATATCCGATCTTGGTTACGGT